AGGTTGCTTTCAGTTCCACGCCGACACCAACGTCAGAGAATAGGATTAGGGGGAGTTTACCTGTCAGACCCTTAGCGCTCCAGCCTTAAAACAGGCTATACTGAATTTATAAACATTTTTGTTATTTTATCTATTATTTTTCAATAGCTTAAGTTTATATATGCCTTTTATATTTTTAACATGGCAGCAAAATGGCAGCAGAAAATTTTCGATGGCAGCGGGCATAAAAAAACCCGCTTTCGCGGGCCTTACTCAGTGCAACTGTAACGGCTGCTGCTCTTGATGTACATGGAGCATCACTTTGTTCACCTGCCCCGGACTTACGATAATCCCCGCTAGTGCCTCGTGCGTCTTAAAAGTACAACTGCAATTGATGTTGGTGCATTGATGGTAACGCTCTTTTGTTTCTTTCGAGATATAGCGGCTGCTTTTAGCGTGAGCTGCGGTGCTGCATAACGGGCAGTGCATCATGATCAATAATCCTTTAGATGGCGAAGCGGTGGCGGCTGTTTGTATTTTGAATAATCAAACTTGATTTTGCAAATTTAAGTTTCATCTCATTTACACCTCACCCTCATCTGCTACGCCATCCTCTTCTGCCGTGTACTCAACATCAGATAGCAATACCTCGAAATCAAGTTGTGTTGTATAGCCTCCACTTGAAAGGCTATGCGTCACTTTGCTGATAATCCACGGCTGCGCATCGATCACGGATTTAAAGCCGCTCACCCTGACCGGCGTCTCCGGGTACAGGTCGGCACGTCCCATCGCGAGCGTAAGCGAGAACTCAGCGACGCCGCGCTGCAGCTTATCCCACTTTGCTTTAGCTGCCCGCATCGCTGCCGCTTTCGTCGCATACACGGTCGTCAGCGTAAAAATGTTGTCTTCAGTCCCTGCGAGATAATCGCCCTCTCTGGCCTCCGGCGTTTTGGTCGCGGTCGTCTTTTTCTTTTTAGCCGCGGGGTGCTCCAGCGCGCGCAGGTGCTTTACCTTCGGCTTGCGCTTCACCTTAACTTTCTTTGGCTTCGGGTCTTTGGTATGCAGCCAGCTCGCAGAGACGCCCGTGTATGCGCCACGGTCGGCAATGCTAAAGCTGTGCCGGTCGCCATCCTGTCGCGTAATCGTCATCTGCGGGATTGGCTTGCCGCTGGCGGTGACGCCGTTACCGGGCTTTATAAACAGAAGCCGCCCGGCCTTTACTGCTGCAACAGCACCATAAAGCGTGGCGAGGCGCGTCAGGAATTTAGCGTCAGTTTCCTGCGTCTGGTCGATGTGAGCCACGGCAATTCCGGCGAAGCCATCGGCCAGTATTGGCTTTAAGTTATTGCGCGCGGCTATCTGCGTCACGACTTCCCCCAGGGTGGTGTCGTGATAGGACACCTCCCGGCGGGAATTGAGCGAGCCACGAAAATCGGCACTGCGGGCGCGGATTGTCATGGTGTCCGGCGCGCCGTGGTGCTCAACCTCATCAACGGTGAAATTACCTTTGCCGAAAAGTGTCTGCCCTTTCCAGCCGAGAAACAGCGTTATCACTGCGCCGCGTACCGGCATTGCCAGCTGGCCGTCGGCGTCGTCCAGCTCAATATCCAGCTGGTCAGCCTCAAAGCCGCGATTGTCGGTCAGCGTCATCGAGACAAGGCGATCACGGATATTGGTTGTGACGTCCTTAGAGTTAACCTTGAGCATGAAATCAGGCGTCAGTTGCGCGCCGGCCTGCACCGGCAGGCTGCTTATCCCGATCATCCGAGCAGCCCCCCTGCAGATGAAATCAGGCTACCGGCCGTCGACTTTACGCCGTCGATTGCTGACGTAAGCTGCCCTGGCAGACTGGCGGAGCCGCTGATAAGCCCGTCAGCCTGTTTCTTCAGATCGCCAAACATGGATGTCAGAGACTCATCAACGCGCTTAAGGCTCAGGGTAAACATGATTTTGCTGGCCGTTCCGTTGGGGTAGAACTCGCTGAAGGTGTTAGAAATATTCTCGATCACGTACATGCCGTAAATCATGCCACTGCCGCCAATCAGCGGCCATGCCATCCCCTCGTCGGCCATCAGGCGGATTGTCATCAGCGACAGCGAGCCGCCCGTGATTTCCGGGCGCAGCTCCCCGGATAGCGTGATTTTTTCATCGCCCGGCCCGATAAACTGCGCCGACGGACGCTGCCCGAAGCGGCTGTTAGTGGGCCAGCGGTAGTCGCTATTCTGCTGCATATCCCCGTAAGGCAGGGTCTGTCGCATAAACGGCATCATGCCGTAAATCATCATCATCGGTTAATCCTCCCAGCCCATTTTGCTGCGGTTCTGCGCCTGACGATTTCGCTGCTCTTTTGCCTGGTGCTGCGCCATCAGCGCCATTGCGTCGTCTTTGGTCATGCCCTCATGCATGTTGATTTCATACTGATAAGTATTCTGGCTGCGGTCGGTGAATCCGCTTCCCGCTGACGGGGCTGAAACCGGGCGGTAAGGCGCGCCACCATAGGCGATGTTGTATTGCAGCCCGCCGGTATCTGCGCCCGCGCCACCGGTTGCTACCGGATCCGGGGACGGGACTTTGTCTTTGAGGCCATCGGATTTCGTGTCGATAATGCCGAGCTTATCCAGTACCCAGTTGATGCCGCCCATAAGCTGATCGAGCGCGTGGCTCGGGATTTTCAGCGCCTCGGCCAGCATGTTGCCGAACTTCTTACCCATGTCTCCGGCGGCGGCAAGTTCGGTCTGCGTGGATTTCACCGGCTCCAGCAGTTTGCCGAACCAGTCCCACAGCTCTTTGACCTTGCCACCTACCCACTCAAAAACCGGCTTCAGCGAACCGAAGGAATCACTGATCGGCCCCATCGCTGCGGTAAACCCTTCGGCCATGCCTGCTATAAAGGCGCTGATAGGCTCCCAGTATTTGCGCACCAGTAGCGCCCCGGCCACGATTGCCGCCGCGACGGCCACCACCGGCAGCGTGATAGCGCCGAGCGCGGCCGTGATAGCTCCGCCAGCGATGCTGAATGCCGTGCCGAGGAAGCCCGCCCCGGCAATCAGGGTATTTACGCCCGCAATCACCGGCCAGGCTACCAGCCCGATATCGCCTCCGAAGCCCTGCCCGCATCGCGAAGCACATACCCGGTTATCTTGTGCAGCTTGGCGCGCACCTGATCGGGCATGTCTTCGGATTCCGTCATCGCAATGGTTGCCAGCAGCGGGTCAACATCGACCTGCGCTTTTGCCGTCCAGGCGCGCGTTGCCGCGCTGGCGACTTCCTCGGCCAGCAAATAAGGCAGGCTGGCGCGCTTAAAGCCGTCTGGCGACACAAGGCCATGCGTCAGCGCGTACCGGGCAATCTCCAGCGCGCCGGGCACGTCGCCCGCATCAAGCCGCCAGATCATGACGGTCAGCGGATTAACTTTGGCCGTGGCGCTGAAGCTCAGAATCTCAGTGCCGAGGCTTGCCGGGTCATCGGTCACGGCCAGCCCGACCAGATACGCCTCGCCCGTGTCGGCGAACTCAGGGTTAACTTCAATGGAGGTGTAAATTTTCTGGCGCGCTTTGGTCAGCTCGACCAGCTCAGGCGTCGGATCAATCCAGCCGAACAGCGCCAGCTTGCCCTTGAGCGGGCCGTCGCCGATTTCTTCAGCCTCGACGGCAGTCACGTCGCCAAAGCGGCGGAACGTGCTGTCAGCGGCATAGCCCCGGATGTGTTCCATGTTGATGCGTGCGCCGTACATTTCAGGGCTGTAGTTTTTCGCCATTTGCGAAATCCAGTCGCGGGAAATGACACGGCCGTCGGTAGTTGCGCCTTCAACTGCGATTCGAAAACGCTTTGCTTTGATTGCTGCCATTAATCAGGCTCCGGTCAGGTGTTGGGTCGGTTCGGGGCCAGTTTCCCCGTCGCCACACAATCCCTCAACGAATGCCAGCCCGCTGATGCATCAGCAAACAGGGACAGCAGGCGCGCCATTTTCGGCACCGGTAGCCTTGCCGGTATGAACATGACACCGACAACCATCATCAGCGATCCGCGCCGTCAGGCCGCGCTGCTTTACTGGCAGGGTTATTCCGTGCGCCAGATTGCGGAGACGCTTGGACAGAAAACGCCAACCGTGCAGAGCTGGAAGCTGCGCGACGCGTGGGATAACGTCGCGCCCATCAGTCGCGTGGAATCCAGCATGGAAGCCCGGCTGATTCAGCTCATCATGAAAGAGGTAAAGGGGAATGGTGATTACAAAGAGATAGACGCGCTCGGCCGTCAGATTGAGCGCCTTGCCCGCGTTGAGCGCTACCGCAGCAGCGGCAACGAGGCCGACTTAAACCCCAACGTGCGCAACCGCAACAAAGGCGAGCGCCAGCCGGTTGTTAAAAATGAGTTCAGCGAGGAACAGGTAGACAAGCTGACCGGCGTGTTTATGGATAACTGCTTTGAGTATCAGCTCAACTGGCACCGCGCCGGGCTGACTCACCGCATCCGCAATATCCTGAAGTCGCGCCAGATTGGCGCAACGTTCTACTTTGCCCGTGAGGCGCTGATCGACGCGCTGACCACCGGGCGCAACCAGATTTTTCTTTCGGCCAGTAAGGCGCAGGCACACGTCTTTAAAAACTACATCCTCGACTTCGCCCGCCAGGCTGATGTTGACCTGAAAGGCGATCCCATTGTGCTGCCTAACGGCGCGCGCCTGATATTCCTCGGCACGAACGTGCGTACCGCGCAGAGCTACACCGGCAACCTCTATCTGGATGAATATTTCTGGATCCCGAAATTCCAGGAGCTGCGTAAAGTTGCCAGCGGCATGTCACTGCACAAGAAAT